GGGCAGGGGTTCACCGAAGATCCCCCCGAAAATTGGCACAGCCCCTCCGAATCGAACGGAGCCAGCAAGATTTGGAGTCTCGCTCGCCAGCCTTGGAACATTGGACTGCAATTGAGTTATCAAGTATTCCTTGATAACTGGCAAGAAAAAAAGCTCCAGCAGTAGGATTTGAACCTACAACCATTCGCTTAACAGGCGAACGCTCTACCATTGAGCTATGCTGGAATAAAGTGGCTACCCCTCATGGATTTGAACCATGACTAGGGGAGTCAAAGTCCCCTGTGCTACCGTTACACCAAAGGGTATTAAATTATTTGCGTGGTCTTCCCCGGCCTTTGGGAACATTTACTCGTTCTTTCCATGTTACCGTTCCATAGATTGTTTTTACAGCAATATTTTCATCCATATTTAAAACGTATGCTTTTAATCTAAATCTATTCTCTGGCTCAAGATGACCAACAATACTTCCGTATTCTTGACCAAGATTAGCCAACCTCTTTGCTTCAAAAAGTAAATCTTCTTGTGTTTTCATTTACAAACTAAAAAAACTATTGACAAAAATAAAAATTTCCATAGAAGGGGGTTCGTATGAAAGACATACTAAATAAACTAAATCCACTTGAGAAATCTTGCGACGAGTGCGGTGGTACTGGTCGTGATTTTTATGATGAGGGTCAAGGGGTTCCTTGTTGGAAGTGTCAAGGTACGGGTCATATCGCTACTGAAGACGGCAAGGCTATACTCCAACTGATTGCTCATCACCAGTCAAGTCTTCTTCAATTTGCTTAACCGCCGCTAAAAGGTGGCGCATTAAGTAGCCGACGAAATACGCAAGTGCTTCGTCAGCACCCTTCTTTTCTCTTACGCCTTTGTCCACTAGGATGTGATTGGCAATGTGGACGCACTCATGGGCAAGGTTGGATATTTTATCCACGCTCATTTCCCATTCTTTTAGAAAAATAATCCTAGACTCACCGCAATACGAGATTGCATCAGCATCTTCCAATTCATTAAAGGTTTCTGGTTCACGATTAGGGAACTTTTCCCTATACCATTTTTCAGCCTGTTCTTTATTAACGGGCCAAACAATCAGGCAATGATCATTCCAAAAGTCTATATCTAAATAGAACTCGTTAGGATTCATTGATGAAGTAATAAGGGATGGAAAAAATTTTTCCATCTTTAAGAACTTTAAATTCTTTTACTTGGCACTCTCCAGCCAATACTTTTTGTCTCAATCGCAATCGTTGTTGAGAAGGGCCAAGTCCTGTAAATTGTTGTATTTGCTCACGACTTCTCCAGCCTTCGGGAATGGCATCTTCTATTTGAAAGAACTTTTTCCATTTAAGGGCTTCATTAGCTGAAGATAGAAGGTCAGCTTCGGATGGGTCTAGTTTCTGACGGCTCATAGGTTATTAGTTTGGTTGCTGGAAGTTCACCGCTTTGACATCCACGCCAATCTAGGATGCCAATGCCGGGGCGACAAATAGAATCTCCTACTACTTTGTGACCATATTTTGTGAGCAATTGCCAAGCAGGAGTTGCCATGAAAATACCTGATCCATCATTGAAAATACCGCCCGTGTGCCTATGGCCTCGTAAATATATTTTTGGAACCCTATGACCAACACGGGAGTAATTCTGTCGAGCATTGCCCATCGTTATAGACATTGCCCCTGCTTCAAGGTATGCCCTAGAACTGGTCGGCATATGGTGGGCAATATCAATCAAGGTTCCGTTAATTTCAACGAGTCCTTTGTCTCCTAGCCAGATTGCCCCAATCTCTTTGGCAATCATCTTTTCCCAATCTCCAACGTGGCATTCTGTTCCTGCCGTCATGTAAACAACTGATGCCATTTTAGCCAATGGCTTGAGGCATTCAACAGCCGCAAGTGCATGGTCAAAATTTAATGCCGCCACAACTTCTGTTGTTCCATGATGCCTTCCCTCAATGCAATCGCCATTAATAAAAAGTGCAAATGGATCGTTTTTAAAGTGACCTTTGATCTTTTTGTTTTTGTCTTGCCAGCATTGCCATAGCCATTGCTGGTGAAGATTGTTTCCAAGGCTAACTTTATTTCCTGTGCTTGTGATATGATCATCAGGCCAAAGACCAACAGATGACCCACAATGGAGATCCGATACTACAACCGCACCAACAGGGGGTTTTGATTTAATCATTAGATTGTTTTTTTATATCCTGCGGAGGCTTATCAGAAACTAGATTCTTTAGTAATCGGGATGCATCACGCAAGGATATTTCCTCATCCTCCATCATTTGTGCAAGCATCTGCATCAACTTAATCCGTTCCGTAAGATGGTGAAGGTAACTGATGAGATCCAATTGCTCATCCTTTAGGTTCCTTGCATACCATCCTGCTCCTGCTGTCCAGAACTGGGTTTTGTGTTCTGCGCTTCCTTTAAAATACTTATCCAATCCAGCTACTGTTGCTTCTGACCAAATATCAAGAGCATCTTGTTCTGGAGTCATGTCACTTTTTTTTAGGTTTTTTACCTTTGGGTTTTTGAATTGACCCATAACCAACTCTAGCAGATCGGAAAATTGCATTTGGTTTTGCGGATGTTGTGATTGCTTTCATAGACTGTTAATGAATCGTTTCCAAATTTGTTTGGGACGAATACAGCTTGCCACGTTGCATACATGGCAAGAATTTTCATGGCAAGTGTTTAATTGAGATAAGCAATATGGGCAGTATCCATTTGCGAATGCAATCCATCCTATGATGTGTTTTATCATTTTGGTCACGGCATCATAAGGCTAAAGAAACAGAAAAGAGTAAAGCAAATTCCCCCCTTATCCCCCCACCCTCAAGTGAGAAAGCCTGTCAGAAAAGAAAAGAAACTACTGCTCACCGATAATCTGCAAGCAGGGTGTTTCTCCTCGTTTCTTACGGGTATGGAGTTTTGGTTCTCCAAAGCCGAGTTTTTGGATCATGTGGTACGCATTCACACCCATCCTCACTTGCTATAACGGGTAAGCCCCGCCGAGTGGTGAAGCACTACAGCGGGGCTTTCGTTTGTTTGAGGAAAGTCTTTTTTGAATGCTTCACCATTCAGTTTTTCCAACTTATCAAAAATGATAATTCCGTCAACTACTTTTTTTAAAAACCATCTGGATCGGGAGTGGAACCACCATATCCCCAATCTTCTTCCATTGCCGCTTCTTCCGTATCTCCCTTTGAATGGATCAAGCGATTCTCAAAATCCCGAATCTCCAGAATGTCCAAGGATTCGGCCTCTTCTTCAAAGTTGAATTCAAGTCCTGCCCTTCGGAGCATTTGCACGGCATAGGTAAAAGAATCAGCCAAATCGGGTGATTTCTTCAACCGCTGTTTCATGTCTAGCTTTTTTTCTACCGAAACCTTTCTGCCCTTGTGGGAGTAAAGCCTAGAGCAAAGTTCGTTCACTACTTGGGAATGCCTTTCAACGTCTATACCAACCAAGGAGCGGGTGGACATGGCGGTATGAACAGCAAACCAATACTCCGTAACCAAGCGATCATACGCTTCTTTGCAAGTTCGCTGATCTAGGTTGCTAATTTTGCGTTCTGTTGGCATTCCCATAGATGAAATAGGGAACACAAACATGGCTTCTGGATTATATTTACTCCATTCAATGATTATTGCCCTCATCATTTTGCCGCCGTCACCAGATATATCCAATCCAAAGTCCCTTGGATGGACTCCATATTCAAGACAATCTCTAACTACTTGTATTGCAATACTTTCTTCAAACACCTCTCCTACTGAACTATTGTATTCTCTAGTTCCAAGGTAATAGCCAAGGCTTCTGCCAGTATCGTTTGGCCCAAAACGGCAAAATGTAGCCGCACATCTGTCTCCTCCTGCGGTAAATGCAGGGTCAAAGCCGCAAACAACCTTTGTTTTGCCACTCCAAACTGGCTCCCAATTGATGTCGCATCCTTGGATGAACTGTTTTGAGAAGATTGTGAGTTCTACAGAGGAATCAGGCCACCATCCATAGACATTTCGCCAGTATTCTAGGGCATTTTTGTTGCCATAGCATCGTTTTAGGGTAGCGGCCTCGCCTTGAATGGTCAAAAACCGATCAAATGGCGGGATTTCTGCATCAGGAACTTGGAAATTAGGGCTATCTTCACCAGAAAGGTGAAGCGCAACTCCTGTTCTGGTTGTCCATTTGTGTGTATAGCGATTTACGGACTCCCATTCCAAGGGATGATCTGGCTGGCAAAGTTCAGTATGGGGGTTATTTGCTGTTGCCGCAGGGTTTGCCATGCCTCCAAAGATAAAGTCTGGATTTGCTCCAAGGTTTACACGAGTATCTAGGGCATAGAGATCCATTTCTGCCAACTCGTCCAAAAACAAGCGCATACGAGCATTTTTGCGCCCTCTTGTGTTTTCTACAGAGCGTTTTCCCTCACCTCCTTTGGGAAAAGCCAAGGCTTTGATGGCATTTGTGTAGTCTCTTTCTGAATCTTTTGTGTCAATAGACTCAAAAACAATCATCCTGCGATACTCTACAAGGTTGCCAATAGATGCATCTTTTCCGTATTTAGCCTGTAGGTTACGCATGGCAATGCGGTAAAGGGTACAAACCTTGCCCCACAATCGGTCTTCGGACGCATCCAAAGAGGTAGATGCTACATATGTTGAAGTAAAATCAGGAGCGCAAAGCCAATCAATGATGATACAAGCCGCAACAGAAAAGGTTTTTCCGCTAGATGCACACCCTGCAATGCCCCAATCGTTCTCGTTGCAGAACAAATCTATAATGTCCAAGGCGTAATTGTTTGGGATTCCTTGAGAATGGAGCAAAACATCATTGCCGTAAATCAATTGGAAGCAATTGACCATGTGTTGTGCAGGGTTAAGCAATCCGCATTCATCCAATTTGATTCCCATTTTTATTCGTTCACGCCTTCCAAACTCTCCACGGGTCAATCTATATGCAATTAACTCCCTGACAAATTGGTGCTGGTTTTTGAAGAAGGGGATTCCGTAATCCGTATCTTGTGGAACATCCAAACAAAGGTTTTTATAATTCATGCACAATTACTATTGACTTATTTTATAAATTAATACAAGCATTTGAACTGCATGAGACTCAAAGATAAAAACGGATCAATCCCCGGAGGACTCTGGTATCAATATAACGACGATCAAGGTAATACTTATCGTGTTAACGGAATGGATCTTCCTTTTGGTCGATCTTTTTTACAAAAGGTTTCAAGTGACATGACGGTAAACAATGTTGCCGTTCCTGATAATTTAGATTACTTGATTGAACAACAAATCTGTAATAGGATTGGAAGCCAATATTGTTGGCAGGAAGCTGGAGACAAAGTTGCAAATGTAATTCATCGCTTCGCCAGCTTGGGGGATAGAGTAGCTCAAAGTTTGGGAGCAAAAAGTAATCTTGAGCAAAGAGCGAAAGGTTGCACAGCATGTCAAAAAAGAAGACAAGCCTTAAATCAAGTTTTAGGATGAGCAAAAAAACTCCTGAACAAATTGCCCTGTACAATAAAAACAGGAATGAAAAAAGAAGGGCAAATAAAGAAGAAGCAAACAAAAAAGCTAGAGAATATTATCATAAAAACATTGAGAGGTGTCGCCAAAGCGGTAGAAAAAACTATGAAAAAAATGGCGAAAGGTATTATCAAAAATATACCAAAGAAAAAAGAGAAGAATTTAGAAAAAAGTCTGATGAGTACAAATTGGCTTTAGGTTGCATTGATTGTGGGTATAAAAAAAATGCCTTCGCACTTGAGTTTGATCATGTTAATGGTAAAAAAACCAGATGTGTGTCCCAATACAACAATTGGGATTTGGCATTAAAAGAAGTTTCTAAATGTGTTGTTCGGTGCGCAAATTGCCACAGAATTAAAACTTTTACAAACATGGAACATTTGAATAGAATAAAATCTCGTTAAAATGGCTAAAACCAAAAAAATTGTAAATCGTGAAGGTGTTTCCTCTTGGGGATTTAATACCATTAACTCCAATGGTGTTGCACCAACAAGCCGTGTCCAAACTGCCAATGATGCATTTACAATTTGCTGGAACTTGCGACTAGATAACGCTGGTCGTGAGCGCAAGTGGGGGCGTATTTACAAGTGCTATAAAGGGTTTCCCCCTACCGATTATAGCCAAGTAGCCTCTCGTCAGCTTTCGGGAATGAGCAATGTTCCATTCCGTCAAATGAAATTTATTGTTGATAACCAGAAGTCATCGTTTGTTGACATGGTTATGGAGCGTAATACTGCCGCAAACATTACTACAAAAATTGGCAATCCTACTGAAAAGAAACAATGGAGCGACATTATCAGCATTGGATTTGATAGGATGCTCCGTTCATGGAATAGCTACAATTATAACGTGGAACTAGATGTGGAGGAAATGACCCTATTTGGAAAGGGCTTTGAGATTGCAGAAGATAGGGATGGTTGGCCCACAAAAAGTTTTCATAACTCCAATGTGCTAATTCCAGATAAAACGTATGCTGATCTCACGAACTTGGGCGAGATTTGCATTAAACGTAGCTACACCCCCCTTGAGTTCTGGCTCAAGATTACTGGAGGGGAGGAAGATCCTGACAAGGCTCAAAAATACGCTACAGACATGGGATGGAACTTTTGGGCTTGTGTGGATGCGCTTCGGATGTTCACCACAAACTATCGCAATACCTACACCAATACGGAATGGTTGCGTGACGTATCTAGCGGCAACCTTAATCTTTCCCGTCTTTATACTCTCCGTATTGAACTTTATGAACTGTATATTATGGAGTTCAATGGATCTATTTCCAAAATGCTCCTTCTCCAGAACTACGGAGGATTGATTCTTGGGTACAAAGAAAATGGTCGTAAGGATTTGACTGAAGAAGAATACAGGGATCAAACAGGATTCCTATACTATCGCAAAGATTGGGTAGAAAAGGATGGCGATGGATGGAATGACATCATTGCGCCTATGACCGATTCTGCTGGTAGCGGCATCTGGCATGAGATCCAAGGGCTTGCTGAATCTATTTTTATTCAATGCAGGGCTTATGACATCCACATGAACCGCTTCATGGATGCGGTAGATTGGAATACTCGCCTGATGTTTAAAGGTGGTACTGCTGAAGCAACCAAGAAACTTAAACAGATGGAATGGCAACCTTGGATGATTTTGCCGCAAGACGTTGAACCAATTCAAGTATCAATTAGTATTCCATTCCAAGAAATTCTTGCTGGTATTCAGTTTTATCAAGCTGACCTTTATCGTGGCATTGGTGCTTACAATATCGGCATGGCAAATAAGGGTGGGAAACAAAGGACAAAGGGTGAAGCAGAACTTGATGCCGCCGAATCCGCAAAACTCCAAGGAACCCAAATCCGTAGGTTTAATGATAACCAGACACGTTGGTTGCGAATGCTCTATAAGAGGATGAGCAATACCACAAAGGGTGGTAATGGTTATAAGATGAAAGAACAATTTGTAGAGTTCATGGAACAGAATGGAGTTCCCAAAGAAGCATGGAAGTGGGAGAACATTGAAAACCTAGAAAGCAATATGCTTGCTGGCTCTGGAAGCCCCTCTTATAAGCTGATGGCGGCTCAACAAACCGTTTCACTTACTGGCATGACTCCAGCTAATGAAGGTCAAGCTAATGCAATTGCTGATGCGATTGCCGCACTTAATGGTCGTCAAAACGTGAATCGTTACGTCCAGCAAAGCCAAGTTCAGATTCCCGATGAACAGGGCATTATTTCAATGGAGAACATTGGAATGACTGATCCAAAGGGCAACCCTGCAAACTTCCGTGTGTATCCTGATCAAAACCATATTGAACACTTTAATGGTCACATCCAAGATGCAATGGTTTCGTTGCAAGAAGCTCAACAGGCAATGCAAGCATCGCCAGTTGCACAAAATACAATGAATAGCCAAGAAGCACAATCATCCGTTGATGATGAAGCATTCAACCTATTGCGTGATATTTACGCTACACTTATGCGGTTCAAAGGGCCTCATCTTGTTGCTCACCTTGGATTTATCGAAAGAGATCCAACCAAAAAAGAAATGGCAAAGCAGTATGCACAACAGATGCAGATGCTTCAGCGTGGCGTGGATGAACTTGGTAGCCAAGTTGCACAAATGGCTCAAGCCAAACAGCAACAGAGCAACCAAGGAATGCAAGATCCAAACACAATCAAGCTACAAGCAATGGTTGCTAAAGAAGCAATCCAAGCTGACAGCTTGAGGAAGAAAGAAGATATTAAATTGGCGGCATTGGCTAATAAGGCTCAACTCCGTGAGGCAACATCAATGGAGAGGGCTTCTACTGATCTTGCTACAAAGAGGGCAAAAGCCGCCAATGAGATCCAAATTCGTAGGGCAAAAGCCGCACAGGATGCACAGATTTTGCAGAATAAAACTTCGCAAGAAATGCAGATGAATATGTCAGAACCAAGCAACCCGCAACCCGAACTATAACATGGCAGATAAAAACACGCTTAACCTAGCCGCCGCTATTATCAATGATCGTAGATATAGCGAACTTAAAACAGCAATTTACGAGGATCTTGTAAAAAACGATCATGCTACAGTTGTAGCAGTATTCAAAATGTTGCAGGATTATGCATTGGAAGCAGAAGATAATTCATTCCATGCTTCTGAAAAACCTAGAAAAATTATTGAGAAGATAACTACACATGATCTTGACCTTGATCCTGATCTTGATGATTCTCTTACCAATGAAGAGATTGCTCTTCGCAAGTAACCACAAACAACCACACAAATATGTCTGAAACCGCCGTTGCAGAAACCACGCAAACTAACGATCTTACTTCAGCTTCCGTAGCTGACAAAGCCGCAAGAGATGCCGCAATTAAACAGGCAGATAGCTTTTTTAAAGGTGACATTAAGGATGCACCAAAAGGAAACCCTTCAGACCTTTTTAAGAAGTTTGCTGAAAAACTAAATCAAGACTCCACACAATATCAGGAAAAGATTGATGAAGAAAAGCAAACCAAGCGTGATGCTGAAGAGAATAGACCAGAACCAGAAATCAAAGCCTCTTCTGTAGAAGACGAGAAAAAGGGTGGTTATATCAAATCCCTCAAGCAAACCAATGAGCAACTCTCAAAAGAAGCGGCTGAACTAAAGGCCCGTGTAGAAAAGATTCCAGATTACGAAAAAGAAATTGAGGATCTTCGTTCCAAAATTGACGATGGAGGAACAAAAAAGGAAATGGAGAAGCTACGCAAGGAACTTGAAGAGGCAGTAAGAGAAAGGCAAGAAAGGGAAACTGCCCTTATGTCGGATCTTGAAAATCTTCGTCAAGCCAATGCTTTGCTGAATCTTCCTGCTGATCCAAACTTCAAAAGGGATTATGATGCGCCGATTCTTAATGGATACAATCAGGTTAAAATGATTGTTGGTGATGATCAGTTTTCCGTTACTGAATTTGAGAAAGCTATTGCCGCTTATGAGGTTTCCCTTCGTAGTGAAGACCCAAGCGAAAAATCAAGACAACGTGAGATTTCAAAAACAACCCTAAATGCCATTTACGAGAATCTTTCTCCAATGGAGCAAGCCAAGTTCCAAAACACGGCTTATGATGTTATGGCAAAAATTGAGGCTAGGAATAATGCCCTTAATGATTGGCAGAATACCAAGGCTAGGATTGATGAGGAAAACACTCGCAAGGCCCATGCTACAAGGTCGCAAGTAGGAAAGCGTTGGCAGGATGCTTTTTCGCAAGCCAAACAAATGCTTGATGAGGCAATTAAATATCCAGAAGAGATTGCCAAGATTATTGCATCGCAACAAATTGATGATGATACATCGGAAGATGAGATGATTGCTGAAGCGGCATTGCGTGAGAATAGCAATTATGCTCCAGAACAAATTACCCGTGTTCTCCAACAGGGTGCAAAATTTAAAAAGCAAAAGGCTTATACCTTTGCGCTTGAAAAACAAGTTTCTGAATTAAACGAAACCATTCGCAAAATGCGTGGTTCTTCTACAGGAGATGGAACCATTGGTTCTTCTTCTGCTGGCAAAGCAAATGAAGCTGAAGAAAGAACACCAGCGGCATTGTTTGCTAAATTTAGAAATAAATAAAATTTTCTGTTGACGGATTATTAAAAACACATTAATAGTCCGTTGACAGTATAACTCTGGATTAGTTGGTTTTGATTAGCCGACTGTTCTTGGTGGAAGCGATGAGTCGGATAGCGACCGACATTAAATAATAAGCGGATCGTCAAGCTGGAGAATAGTGGGGTGATCAAAACCATCAGCGATGGTTGCCAGATCGCAAACCCTAAACACATAACCGTGTTCTAAAAGGGAGCGATCCTTTTTGGGACATAAACAAAACCCAAAACACTTAATTATATGGCACAGAATGGCATTACGTTCTCCTCATGCCAAGACGTTGATACGCTCTTTCGTGAGGCTAGGACATACTACAATCCCTTCTTCATCAAGAAGATGGCGATTAACTCCATCTACTATGGTCGTCTTGAAACCGAGACTTGGCCTCTGAACACCCTCCCGACCCAAAAGGCATTCCGCTTTGGTCGTGGATGGTACAACCCCGATCAACCTTGGCAGGAAGTCCAGAGCGGTCGTTGCGTCCAAAACGCTGATGATATTCAGTTTGAGACCATCGCCCATCCCGGTACGGAAAGCTACTCGTTCAGCCTTTTCACCAAGGCAATGCGTACCGATTGGTATCAGCTTACCGATTTCATGTATCGTCTGTTCCCGCAGGAAGAGATGGATCACATCATGGCTACCAATGTCAACATCACCAAGAACGTCCATGAAGAGTTTTCTCGCTCACAATGGATCGGAGGCGCTGGTCACAAGTGGTGTCCCATCAGCGATGGTCAGAGCCTTCTCTCTTGCCAAGCTCAAGACGATCAGATGTTCATCGTTCAACCCTTTGAGGGAACGAACGAGGGTAGCTTCAACATGGGCTATGTCTATGTTAAACTCCCTGCTTCCCAGCTTGGAAACATTGGTCTTCTCTCGCTTGATACGCTTGATGACATCCTCATCAACCTTCAGCGTGAAGATGATGCCTATCGTCTCGACGTAAGCGAAGCCGCTGGACGTCCTCTCCTTGAGGTTATCGTTCCCGATAGCCGTGTTCTCCGTCAGCTTTGGCAGTATGCCAAGCAGTCTGGTGGATGGTGGGAGAGCGTTAGCGATTTCGATGACAAGCAACTTCAATACTCCCTTGGTATTGATCGTGTTATCGGAAACTACGCTTTCTGCAACGACATCAACGGCGTCCGTCTGAAAGTTGATTGGGCTTATAATGCGGCCCTTCCAGCCTTCAACGCCAACAATCCTGACACTTGGCCTCGTCTGGTTCGTGTTCTGCCTTATGTGCCTGTTACCACCGAGCTTGGTTGCAAGTATGTGCAGAACCCCGAATACAACAATGCCGACTTCGGTATCACCAACCCTTGGGTCAACAAGGCTATGATCAAGTGGATCAGCCCTTCCCAAAGCGGAATTGGTGAGGCTCAAGGCATGACCCAGAACTATGCTGGTGATTGGCAATGGAAGAACCCCGATTGGGAGTGCAACATCAAGCGTGACCAAGGTTTCTTCTGGAACCAGTTCCGTATGGGTATGCAGTTCCAAGATCCGACCCTGATGCATTCGATCCTTCACAGGCTCAACACCAGTCGTCTGATCATCCCTGCGCCTTGCCCTCTGTCCACGAACTACACGCCGCAATACACCCCTGATTGCTACGTCTGTTCTAGCGTTGTTAGCCAGCCTATCTAACCGATAAAACAATAATCCGATGAACCCATCTAATTATGCTCCGTCGGATGTCTTGAACGCTCCTGCCCTACTTTATGTGGGGCAGGGGCAACCCCTGACTCCGTATTTTCAATCGGTTACTGTTGGAACAACGGTAACAATTCCTACGAGTGCGTTGTCTTGGTCTATTAGTGCTAATAATGGTGTTAGTATTACAATCAACGGCGATTCACTTACTGGCGCATTGAGCCTTTCTGGTAGCGGCCCATTGTCTCGTACAATTGAGGTTGCTTCCGTTTCTGGAACTGCTCACGTTATGTATCTACTCAACAATGTGGTTTATAACACCCCCGGCTACTACTAAAAACTAACAAAACCTATTATGTCCGTCCCTAACCCTACTCCTAACAACCTAACTCTGGTTCGCTTCGGCCCTCTGTCCGTTGACTTTTCCAGAACTGGTACTTACACCCTTGGGCAAATTGAACGAGATCAGTCAACCTTTATCCCGACTGCTTCGTTTGTCGTTTATCAAAACGCTCTTGGAACCAATGGAACCACAGCAATTGTTGCAATTGACAATGGCACGACTGGAGAAAACATCTCCACCGCCACTCTCCCTGCAACCCCTGTTTCGACTAGCCCTAACGCAACTGGAAACCTGTCACAAACGGTTTTCACCCCTGCTACCAATGGCTACGTTCTTGGACAAGTTCCAGTCTCCACCAGCATTCCTAGCAATGGAGCCGCCGCAACGCAAAGCGTCCGTGTGAATGTGACGCAAGCCGCTGTTCCTGCGCTTGCTACTACCTTCCGTGCTACGGCAAACAACATCTCGACCCTGACTGTGGCGAGTGTTCCTGCTTGGCTTGTTGCTGGTGCTAGCGTCAAGGTTCAGTCTGTCGGTAATGCCGCTTATAATGGTTTTGTGACCGTTATTTCGACGACCGCTACTACCTTCTCGTACTACAATCCTTCGATTGTTACCGAGGCTTCCACGGCTGATACCGCTGGTCGCATTGGCGCAATCGTCGGCGATGTGTACGTTGTCGGTTTCCTTCAGTAATTAAACTCAAAGGTGGTGTGGAGGTTCGATCCCTCCACGCCACTTTTACCCAAATATTATGCCTGTTACTCCACTCGATTTTCCAGATTTTGTAATTACCACCGATAGCGAACAAAGGTGGCAGATTTATAATGCCATCACTACTGGAGTAACTACAGTAGGCCCACTTATTGGGCCTCTTCCCGCAGGAACAAACAGCATCGGAACTGTTGGACTTAATGCTGGCACCAACAACATTGGTGCAGTAACCTCAAATAATGCCCTTATTGAGCGTGTTGCCTCTTTTACTCGTCCAGCCGATACCACTACCTATGCAAGCGGTGATCTTGTTGCAAATAACACAACCGCAGGATCAGTAGTTCCGCTTACTTTTACTGCTGTAACTAGGAGTGCTGGAGATTCCGTAAGAATTGAAAGGGCTAGGATTAACACTAGTAATGCGCTTTTGACAAACGCCAGCTTTAGGCTTCACTTGTTTGAAACAACTCCAGTACCAACTGTTGGTGATAACGGGGTATTTAATACTGCTGGAGTGCTTGCCACATCTGGGATAGATGGATACCTTGGCAATTTCTCCATTACGCTGTCTAACTCTGGAACTACTGGATCTAGCGGAAGAGGGGTTCCTGATGTTGGAAGTGCTATTATTGCAACTCCTGCAACTGGAACATCTATCTTTGGGTTGCTTGAGGTAACTGCGGCATATGTTCCCGTGAGTGCGGCTACCTTTACAGTTTCGCTTGAGGGTTATCGTCCTTAATTAGAATGAGTGGTTATCCGATCATATTCGGAGAAGGAGTAGATCCAGATGCCTATCAATATTTCTTGAGGGCAGGCATTGCGAGCGGCACCCAGACGCCGTCTAGCTACGACGATGCGGCGTCTTTCAATGGGACGAATCAGTTTTTGAGCATTCCGAGCAACTCGACGCTTCAAATCGGCGGGCAAGCGTTCAGCTTCTCGGTTTGGTTTAATGCCAGCAACGTGAGCGGAACGAAGTATTTAATAGGCAAATCAGCGTTCAGTCTCCTTGAATATGGACTTTGCGTAAACGGAGCAACCATCCAAATGCTTTTGGCCAACAATGCCTCCGGTTGGGTAATTGTAGCGCAATCGGCTACTCCCGTTACAGCAAACACATGGAACCATGCCGTCTTCACCTACAACGGAACCACGGCAACCATTTATCTGAACGGGGCTAGCGTGGGGAATGCATCGGGGTCTATTACAACTTCGGGGACTGGAGAGTTTGGAATTGGGGTGTCGCCTGGTTACTCCCAAAATTGGGCGGGGAGCATCTCCTCCGTCGGCTTCTGGAAGAGGGCACTCACAGCCTCCGAAGTCAGCCAACTCTGGAACAACGGCGCAGGCCGCACCTACGCCTCGCTCGACACCGGACTTCGCAACAACCTCGTCTCATGGTGGGCACTCAACCAGAACAGCGTCACCGCCGATTCTCACGGCACGAACACGCTCACCAACAACGGAACACCTTTGGTCACCGCTCCGAACATTGGCCCTATCATCACCGGCTACTCCGACTCACGCCGACTGATCTCGGACTTCGTGAGAGGGATCAAGAGCCTCGGCTTGTGGAATAGCATGGTGTGTTGGCCTTTGAGGGCTAGTCAGAATGCAGGGGGCGGCATTACGGCATTTTCGCTTGGGGGGCTGGGGGCGTTTGATGGTAATCTAATTAACGGCCCAGCTTGGGGTAGTTCTGGGATAAATTTTAATAAAACTGCAACACAGTTTATTGGGACTAACCTCAATCCAAACCTGACAAACAATGGTATTTTTGTCTGTTCGGATTGGTCACAGATAAGCTCATCAGAAATCCAGATAACAGCAATCGGGAATAGAGATATATATGGGTCTGGTGGAAGAGGGGCGTCACTAGGAGTGACAAATGCTAGTAACCTTCGCGCCATTAGTTCACCAGATGGCACGACTATTAACTCCTTTCAAATCACACCATTACCAACTGGATTCGGTTGCCACTCAATGCTGTCCAATGGCTCTGTATTGACAGTAAATCAAAACAACACACAGGTAGCGACTCAAACGATTGTGAGTGGAACAACTCAAACTTCTTTGAATATAGGAAGCGCACTTTCCGCTCAATACACATATAAGGGAGTTATTCCGTTTGCGGCAGCTTTCTATGCCCCAGTAAGCAATACGGCAATCTACAATCTTTACAAGTCCACCCTCGGCCTCGGCCTCGGCCTCCCATAACCATGAGAACCTTTCGAGCTACAACTTTACAGGACGCTTCGGATCTACCTTGGCTATGGATGAATCCGACGCCATGCCGTCCAGTCTGGGGGGTAAATATCATCCCCACTCCCGTCTACGCCTCATGGTCAACGGACAACGATGGAGTCCCCACCCCCGTCGGTGAACCTCTCTACTACGAGTGGAGCGCACTCCTCGACCCTGCCGACACTCCGCTTCCAGACTGGATCACGGAGGTATTCCAAGAGCCTGTAAATTTAACTATTAACTCAAATGTCTAATCCCACACCACAAGTATCTGATGTTGGATCAACTAGCGCAATTGTGTCTTTGCTCACTTTGATTATTTCATTCTTTAACACAACCCATGTGTGGCTCCAAAACATGACATTGATTGTTTCTTTTGTCGGCGCAATCATAGCAATCTTTTCAGGAATCAGGGCGTTGAAATCATTTAAGAAATGAAGCATACGACTTTAGCGTTCACCCTTACGACTTTAGCATTTAGCCTTACGACTTTAGGGTGTGCTTCCAAAGAAAAGGAGCAATATACTGCGCCATCAGTAGTTGGAGTAAAGACGAGCATTGAAAGGCTCAAGCCGCATATTACAAACTCCGCAGGAAATGCGGCGATTAAAGACGTAATCTCCGCAGTAAATACATACCAAGCGCAAGTTGACCAACAATCAAAGGATCTTGCCAAGGCGCAAAACGATGCCGCTTATTGGCATGAGAAGCAAATAAAAGCCCTTAAAGAGTTGTGGACTTGGCGAATTATTACAATTTCTGGCATTTTGTGTGTAGTGGTTTATGTAGGTATTAAGACCGCATGGAAGTTTCGACCATGATTCCCAAACTTGTATCCCAGCGGTTGATCATTTCCCTGATAGGTATTGCGCTTATCCAAGCGTCGTGGAGGTGGGCTGTTGCCCATCTATACACACTACCAGAGATTGCGCTTGCTGGGTTTGTTACCATTACTACTAATACCCTGTATGTGACTGGGGCAATCGTTGTGTTCCTAGTAACTGGTCGGATGGTCTATGATTGGAAGATGGGAACGTCCCAAGTTCAGCAAATCCTTGGCAATGTCTCTCACGCCAAAGAAGAGATTTTTGAAAAGCTGACCAGCAACGCCAAAGAAGATAGCTACACATCGTGAAATCACCATCTAGCAACACTCTTAAAGTCCTCATGGATTATGAAGTCGGTGGAGGGGAAAACTATTACAACAAGTATTTGAGCCAATTTACATGGCCCGGAGGTGCATCTGGCCCGACAATCGGCATTGGAATAGATTGCGCTTACTATTCACCCCAAGAATTAGCCAACATCTTTTCCTTCCTGCCTAAAAAACAAATTACTTTGATACAGGGTGCAACTGGAAAAACTGGATCATCTGGCAAGGAATATACTAAAACATTAAGGGAAGCGGGGATTGTTGTATCATGGGATCAAGCCAAGGGTATCTTTGAAAAAACTACTTGGCCCAAATTTGCAAGCCTTGCAGAGAAAGCATTTCCTTCTTTAGATGAACTTTGCGATGATGCCTATGGAGCAATCGTATCCCTTGTATTTAATAGAGGATCTTCAATGGCGGGAGATAACAGATTGGAAATGAGGAACATAAGAGTTCTTGTTCCAAAGAAAGATTACAAGGGTATAGCTAATGAGATTAGGAAAATGAAAAGACTATGGGAAGGCAAGGGCATGGATGGACTTTTAAAGCGTAGGGAAGCAGAAGCAAAGTTGGTAGAAAATTGTGAAAGCAAAACGCTTGTGTAAAACTATCTACATGATATAAAGTCAATACTTATGCAATACCCTCAAGGACAAAATTGTTGCGATTCCAATTACCAGAATACTTGTTATACTGGTTGCGGAACACAATACCCGATTGTGCCGGGGTCTAATCCTGCATTGAATTATTGGAATGGTCAGAACTTTGTTGTTGCTGACGGGTCTTACACAAGCCCAATTTCTCTTCCATTTATTCAAACAAATTTTGATAATCCAAGTTTTGTAGTTGGAGCAAATAGCTCTGGTTTATGGTCTTATTATCCTTATACTGGCTCATTTGCTCAAGTAAATTCTGATTGGGATGCGACAAGTGGCATTCCGCAAATCCTTAACAAACCAAGTTTTAACTCTGGAAAAACTATTTATGTTGATGCAGGGGTAGGTACTGACTCAAGAGGCTCAACCAGCAAATATAGTTTTTCTGTACCATTTGCTACTATTGCCGCCGCTGTTGCCGCTTCAGCGATTAATGATTTGGTTTACGTTAATGCAGGGGCATATACGATCACTTCGCAGATTAGCCTTAATGGAAAAGGTGATCTATTTTTTGCACAGGATGCCAATGTAACTGTGGCGGCAAATGTTGTTGCCTTTAGCCTAACCGCAGATCAACCAAAGATTGTTGGAGGATACGGAACATTTACTTGTTCTGGAACTGGTGGGCTTTGGACGCAAAGTGGGGGAACAAGTCTCACGCAATTAGTTTCAATTGAGTTTTTAGCAATTACAAACGCTTCTGGTGCAGGAACAATCTTTGCCTCTTCTACAGGTTCTTTGGTAATTAACAGCACGGGAGTTGTAAATGCTCCTGCATCTACTGTTATTAGCGAAACTGGAACCAGCGGTGCTGTTTTTTACCAAGTGCTGTTTACCTATTGTGCAAGATTATTGGACATGACTCAAGCCAACTCCACGATGCAATTTACGGCATTGTGCTGGACTGTGCAGATATTTGGAACGGAAGGAATCAGCATTGTTGGTGGAAGAACATCTTTACGAATTGAGAATCTAGTCGGTGGTGGAAATCCTGCAACCAAACTTGTTGTCTTCAAGTTTGCAAACGGAGATGCGACAAACAACGGCTATGTATTCAGAGGTGGAAGGCTATTTGCAAATAGTGCCAATCCATGCATCACGTTTAACTCCACAACAGCAACCAACAAGCTTGTGCGTTTGATGGGAGATGTTGAGCTTATTACTAACGGAGCAAACTGCATTGTTTCTGCTGACCCAAGACAAGTTGTTGTATCTAGTGCAAATGCAAATGTTGTTGCAGATTCCAATACTACCATTGTTGGTGGAACGCTATTGGTTAGCCCGTTCTTTGTTTAGACTATTCTTTAGTTTTTAACATTTGACAATTTAACTATAACCCTTTAACTATAAAAAAATGTCCTGTGGAAATAACAATACTGGATGGGGATGCGGTTGCCAAGGAACTGTGCAATACGCTCCTTCTGCTTGCAATCCCAACTTCCCAACTACTTGCACCGCACTTGGAACGGGAACGATTCAGCGTGTAGTTGGTGAGGATTCTAGCTCTTGCAAATATACCGTTCCTCCGTTGGATTCTAATAGCCTTTTGTTTTATAATGCTTCTACTGGTTTGGTTAATTGGGCTAATGGAACAACGGCTAACCCTGTTTATCTTTCTCCTTCAACAACATCTCAAACATCTGGAAACCTTCTTGGTCTTTCTGCTTTGTCTGGAAATAACGGACAAGTTGTTGAAGTAATGCCAACATCACCCGTAACTCAAGCAACTTTCCCTATTGTTCCAATTGGAGGTAGCACAGTTAATTGGGGAACTATTGAAAATCTTATTCCTAATCAGGGTGTGGTTTATAAGAATGCCTCAAATGTGGTTGCACAAGCCCCTCTTGGAACCGCTGGTCAGATTTTAACAATGGTTGGAGGTGTTCCAACTTTTGCTAACGCTCCTGACCCTGCGGCATTTATTGATGCTCGTTCCGTAAGAATTTCGGCGGCTGGAACAACTGGATTGAATGTTACTTTTGGTCAATTGGTTGCGAATAATAATGCAGGAGAAAGCGTTGTTGTAAACAATTCTACAACTTATACGTTGAATCTTGCTAGTAACGGTCTGCCAAACTCTCTTGATGTATCTGTATTAAATGCCAGCACATATTATTATGTGTTTGCCATTTATAATGCAACAACCTCTGCGGTTGCAACTCTTGCATCATTAAGCGCAACAAGCCCTACGATTCCAATTGGATATACTTATTTCCGTTTGATTGGTATGTTTAGGACTAATTCAGCATCTCAAATTGATCCGTTTTACAACCAAAATGGTAGGATTGTAAATTTGGGACAAACTGCCAATGTTGATGTTATTACTGTAAACACAACTAGTAATAACATATATTGGTCTGGTGCAATTACGTTTGCTCCATATCAATACGTTGATAAAGCATATTTTCGTTTTAGTTTATCTAACGCCGCATCCACTACTGAAGCAAATATAGTTATTTCTAATTTCTTGGGAACTACGGGTGTTGCGCAACCAGTAATACCAACTACAAACGAAATTTATTTGGCATTTAATACTAATGCCATTGCTAATAATGTTGGAACAGTTTACGGAACAAGTCATTGTCAAATACCAAACTCCTCAATTTGTAATTATAATATTTACTTAAGCGGCAAACTTACAGCCCCCGATTCATTTACTCTGCAAATCTCTGGTTACGAATTGAGCTTCTTGTAATATGGCAGAAGATGGTAGAGTATATGATGGATCTACGGTTACAATTGGAATGGATGCAGAAACGCATCCTTCAATTCTTCCTGCTAATTTTGTTTCTTCGTGCGTAAATAGATCCTTTAGGCAGGGGATCAATTCTACTCGCCCCCCGTTTACTGAAATTCCTATCTCGGTAGCGTTTGGTCAAGACCCTTCTATCTTGACTGATTTCCAAACAGGAAACTTTCAAGGTGCTTGGCCCTATAAATCAATTAAACAAGAGTCTGCTGATGGGTTTGTTGTATCTGTTGCTGGCACAATTTACTTCCTTTCGATTGTAAATAACGTAGGTACGCTTTACAAACTAATTGATGGCAATGACCCCACCATGATGCACACATGGTTTGTTCAAGCTGAAGATTGGATGTATATCCAAAATGGGTATCAAAATGCTATTGCATGGGATGGAAACATTTCTGGAAAACCTACTAATCTTCAAGCGCAGGGTAATGGAACCAATAAAATTATCCTTACTTGGACAAATAATGCTCCCGGTGCTGTTTCCAATGAAATTCAAATACAATACAATCAAGGCGTATTTGAGACAGTTGCAATAGAACCCTATTCAGAGACTTCTTATAGTTACAATACGTTAACTTCAACAACTGTTTATGCATACCAAGTTAGAAGTGTTTATCCAGATGGCACTTCAACTCCTTGGTCAAATATTGCCTCTACTACCTCTGGCAATCAAGTAATTACAACAGAGCAACCAAACTCTGTTTATAGGCTTAATCCATTTAAGCAAGAAATGCCAATTGGAACCATTATGGCATATGCATATGGACGAGTTGCTGTAAGTGATGCCAAAAACAATATTTATGTTTCCGATATTATTTACGGAGATGGGTTTACAAATACGGCAAATACTCAAAACTTTACTGAACAAACCTATTGGGCAGAAGGTGGATCTTTTACTCCCCCTGCAAGTCTTGGGTTAATTACAGGAATGCGAGTCATGCCATCCTTGAACATCAATGTTCGTGGACAGGGTGAACTTGTTGTGTTCTGTGAAAATGGTTCTTTCACTTTGGATCTTTCACAAGAAAGAACAACGTGGCAAACCAACAACATCCAAAAGGTATCACTTATTGGCAGGGGATGCCGTTCCCCTTGGAGCCTTTGCGGTGTAAACAACGATGTTTACTTTAGGTCTGATGATGGATGGGCTTTCTATAACAATGCCCAAGTAGATTTTTATCAGGCACTTTCCTTCCGCAAAATCTCTAGGGAAGTTCAGCCTTGGGTAAACTATGATACTCCTTGGTTGAGGCAGTTTGAGTCTGCCATGTATTTTGACAATCGCATTATTGCTACTGTTTCCCCTTTTACGGTATCAACTGGAAGTCCATCTACTTGCGGACTCCATCGTCCAAGCAGGGCAATGATTGTTCTGGATGTGGAAAGAGAAAGCGCAATCAATCCTAGCTCTCAACTTCCTACTCGGTGGAATGGTCTATGGGAAGGGCCGCAACCGACACAACTTGCATCAGCACAAATTAATGGTGTTCAACGTGGGTTTGCTTTCTCGTTTGATGCCGACAACGTAAATCGTCTCTATGAACTGCAAAACAGTAGTGTTCTAGCTACTGGCGTTGATGATTACTCTGTTCAATACGGAAGCGTCCCGATCAAATCTTATTTTATTACCAAGAGGTTTGATTTCACGCCAAACCCCGGAGCAAGCAAATTTGTTAGAAAACAACTTGTTGGTGGCGAGATATGGATTTCCAACCTAAAGGAAGAAGTAACTGTTGCTTGTGAATTTAGGCCAGATTCGTATTTTTGTTTCAACGAGTTTTTAAAACCAATAACTGTTGGTTTGGACAAATGTAATTTTGATGCAAGTAATTGCACTCCAGTAATTTCTCAACCAAGATATGAGCAAATAAGGTTGCCTTCTCCTAACGCAAACAATTGCGAAAAGTTTAATGATATTCCAATTGAAAGAGGAACAGAGTTTCAAATTAAAGTTGATATAGCTGGATCTTGTATTGTGGACAGAATAAGGCTTGCCATTGTTTTCAATGATAGGATTGATCTTCCTCAAGGATATTGCCCTGATGATTTCTATAACAATCCAGAACCAGTAACTTGTAGTTGTGTGGCTGATTTGGATTATTACAGGATTATTCCGCTTCCTAATGAAGTTGCATCCGTCAATGGATAAAACTATTGCAAACAAAGAAAAACCAATATATAAATTAGCAACCTATGAACAATCAAAGTTCTCCTGCTCAACTGTTGTTTCCAACGGTTCCAGCAAATTATTGTCCAGAAGGCAGATGGAGTGACATTTTTAATAGTTTTATTCAGCTATATTTGAACAACGGGACGGTAAATATCCCCGGCCTTGGTCAAGTTACACCAGCGCAGATTGCTACAATCAATCAGAATATTCAAAACCTCCAAAATCAATATGATGCCTTGGCGGTTAATACTAGGACAGGCACAATAAATTCTCCCGCTATTGGCTTTAGAACGCAAACTGTAAGTTTTACAACTCCAATGCCTAATACCAATTACACCATTAACATTGCATATGTTAATGATGGGACGGCAACAACTGCTCCAGCTTCTTTTTGGTCGCTTGTTTCTGGAAGCAATACTACAACTGGGTTTTCTTTTGTTACAAATATTATTGGAACGGATAAAATTTCTGCAATTAACTGGACTGTTCAATCTATCATTTCAACCTAAACATAACCCCTAACCCCAACACAAAATGGCAAAGGACACTAACAGGGCTACCCAGCCAAAACTACAATCAGAAGGATCGTCCACTCGTGGACACGCCAAAGAAAACCTTGGAAACAACCCCCGTGGTAATGAGTTTTCTGGTATTTTCTATAGCGGAAAGCTCCAGCCCGAACCCTCTTCTCCGGGTCGTGGTCACTCCAAGAAATAATATGTCATCTCACGGAGTCCAATACACGGTTGACAAAACCGAGCGTGGGATTGTCTCTGATCATCCCACACCACAGCCCATGCAAAGGATGCAGATTACAGGAAACATTCCTGCAATTCGTGCATACCAAGATGCGAGGACTGCCCGAATCAAATCCATTGGCGAGAAAACACAGAAAGCATTTTCTGTAGGCGGCCCTGCCCATGAGACTTCGATGGGGCGTGGTACTCCATTTGCTTGCGATTTCCTTTAATATGGCTACCCAAAAAGGGATGAGGAAGAAGATGCTTCACGCAAAGTCTTCTCCTTCCCTCAAGATGGAAGCCAGAAAAGGAAAAATTGGCCCTTCCAAAGCCGTTGCCCGTGGTTATGCCAAGGGCAAAGGAATGGGTAGAGGAATCTAACCGTATCAATCCATGCTGTACGATGTTGCATATATTCTGAATGCTATTAAGCCCTATGCAGGGAATAGCGGCACTTGCAATCAAACGGTGCAATTGCAGTATATGAACAAGGCAAGGAGTTTGCTTTGGAACAAAACTGATACGGATGCAACTTGCGAGTATGTTTGCATTGCTTGCGTTAATGCAATTCTGACACTACCAAGTCTTTATAAGCAAGTAAGGTTGGCATGGATTGATGGGCAACCAGTATCCCTTGGCAATGAATGGTATCAGAGCATCCCTCAAAACAATTGGGGTGATGCAAGTTCTGGTGGCTACGGAAATGGCAATGGATGGGGGCAAGCCTATGGGTGGAATGGTGGCAACAAGAAGTTTATTGAGATTGGAGGCAAGCACGTTACTTACCAGAACTACGAGCAAGCCCCATACAAACTGTGCGTAGAAGCTGAATCTCCTCTTGATGCTGGCAAAGAAGTTACTTTCTTTGGGGAAAATGCCTATGGAACTAGGATTAAGGAAACGATTGTTTTGGGAATGGCTCCTGACTATGCCTATTCCGTAAACTTCTTTAAGAGTGTATTCCAATGCACCAAGCCCCAAACCCAAGGAAGGGTTAGGTTGTATGCCTATGATACAGATGCACCAGCAAGGATGCTTCTTTCTGTATATCAACCCTATGATATAAACCCGTCTTTCCGTAGGTATGCCGTCCAAGGTCGTGTTAGGGATTCGGTAATTCTATATTGCAAGAAAAACTACCAAGACCTTTACGATCTTACTGATCAAGTAGAGTTTACTCCAGAGGCAATGATTTCTGCTGTAATGGCAGTAGTCTATCGTGAGAACAAAGGTAGCGATCAGCTTTATGCAACTTCTTTACAGAATGCGATTTTTGAAGTAAACAGGGAAACTGCTGATAAGGAAGAACCTACCGGCAGTACGATTCGACAATTTCCTAACAACATGATGCTAAACGCTCTAATTCCCACATATGCTTGGGATGACGGCGCAACTTGGCCTTATTAACCTACACAAACAATAATATGGCATTTTCAACAATGGGAACCGCAGGAGGTGCGCTAGGTGGCGCAATGACTGGAGCAAAACTTGGATCAATAGTTCCCGGTGTAGGTACTGCTGTTGGTGCTGTTGCTGGCGGTCTTCTTGGTGGACTTGGTGGGTCGGGATTGTTTGGAGGAAGTCAATCTACTAGTTCTGGTCTTCCTTCTTGGAATTATCAATATACTCCAGATCAGATGTTGCAAAACTCTGCCGATATATTTAACCAAGCACAACAACAGGGAATTGATTTTGCTAGGGCTGGAACCCAAGCTAATATTCGCAATCAGAACAGGGTTACTCCGGGGTCTAGCCAACAACGGCAACTTGCGCAAAACCAAATTAACCAATACATCCAAGGGCAAATTCCTCTTGATGTTCAGCAAAATATCAATCGTCAAGTAGCGCAGAATCTTGGTGGTGGATTCAATCTCTTCTCTGGTGGTGGGCAAGCCCCTCAAAACTTTGCTAGGAACATTGGGCAGACTAGCCTTGGGCTTTCCCAATTTGGATTGAGTGCCGCACCTACATGGCAACAACTGGCTAACCAAATGGTTGTTCGTCCAGAAATAGGAATGCAAGCTGGATTGCAAGCTACTGGACAAGCATTGTCAATGGGGCAACTTGGGATGCAAAGTGCTGAAAACGCTTATCAAGCGGCAATGAATCAATATGCGGCTAATCAATTAGCAAACCAACAGCAATCGCAACTTGGAATGCAATTGGGGCAGATGGGTATGCAAGCATATGGGGCATTGGATAAATCTCAATACCTAAATAGTCTATCTCCATCTGGTCGTGGGTATCAGGCAACAATAGGAGGGCTTCCTGCGGCGCAATTTGCAGGGTCTATGGTTCCTTTATCTTCTGCTCCGCTAGATGTTCAACAGAAGTACGGATGGGGACAATTTGGAACTAGAGCATAATCTTATGGCTATCGGATACTACAATTTCTCGCCAATCCAGCAAGGCAACCAGCAAGTCATTAATTCAATGGCTGGCCTTGGTCAGCAAATCTCTAGTGCTATTGAAACTCATGCGGCAACTGAATCCGCTAAAGCCATGTTGCCCATGTTGCAACAACAGTATCAGGCTGGAATGCAAAGGATTTCTGCTGGAGATCCTAATGGAATGACGGACATTTACAATGCCTCAATGACTGCCTCGCAGAATCCTTTTTTGGCTCCTATGGCTAAAAGTGCTTTAACTACGGCGCAGTCTGCAAACATTAATGTCCAGCATATGTTGAGGACACAAGCCGCACAGCAAGGAGCAATGGAGCGTTATGGTATGCGCTATGGTCAAGAAGCTCAAGAAAAGCCCATGAATGCTTATCAGCAAGAGCAAGTAGAGAAGAACGCATCTACAGCAAAAAATACTCAAATTGATGAGTATGGAGCATTGTATAGCGGCGATCCAACAAACAATGTAGATGGAATCGGTACTTTAAGTTCCAAGATTAGAGAGTCGATTGAAAAGGGTGATGCTCCAGACGCAAAAGACATACAGAATTTTGCAAATATGTACGGAGTGTATAAACAGAAACAATCTGCTTATGGAAAATACGCTGTTACTAATCCACAAATTGAAAGTGCATTTTCTCAAGTTCAAAAGCAAGTTCCTGCATTAAGTAATCTTGTTAAAAAAGAACAAGCAAAGGGTACTGGCAAGTGGTGGGGGAATACTGATCCTAGTAAGGTAAATCTGTTGAACCAAGATATTCAACAAATACAATCTATGGGCGGTCTTCCTTCGGCGCAAGGTGGTACTGGCCCTGTTATCCCTGACTCGGCAATCCAATTTCTTCAGAAGAACCCAAATACAGCTAATCAGTTTGACGAACTATTTGGGAAAGGGGCGGCTCAACAGATACTTAAACCACAAAGTTCTACTGGCATGGGCATGGGTGCTGATGTTGTTCAACAAGATGAAGAAGATGTTGAAGATGCAGAAAGTCCTTCCACATAAAGCAAAGAAATTGTATCTTAAAATGATATGGCAAATGTTTATGAGCAATTTCTTACGCCATCTGAAACCAACCAGCAACCCGCTGTAGTTCCAGACAATAGTGTGCCGATTGGCCCTAGTGGAGAGACATTAAACCTTCCTCCAAATACTGGCGCAGATAATCAATATGGAGGCATTCCTGCTCCTATAACAAATGCCCCAAAAAATGTTTATGCACAGTTCCTAGAGAGTGAACCGCCGCAAGCGCAACAGGCTAAACCTTCCGTTTCAGCAAGTAATCCATACGCACAATTCGTAGAATCACCATCTACGGATACTGCTATTGAGCCAGAACAAACTGGCAAGGCAATTAATCTGCCAGCAATGCCTTGGTATGAAAATCTTGCAAAATCAACTGCCGCACAAACTGCCGCATCATTTATACGGCAAGTAGAGGGAATTGAAAGAGCATCAGCCGCCCCACTACAAAACCTTCCTCAACTTTCTCCAGAGCTTGGGCCGGGGATTGGTGGAACTACCGCTGAGGCTACCGCTGTTTTTGACCAAGCTATTGCGGATAGACAATCAGCATTAGAATCTTTGCAAAAAAGGATTTCTAAAAAAGGGTTTACTACAGCGGATGATGAAATGCGTATTAACGCAATTGAAAATGAAATTTCAAAGATTCAATCCCAAAAACCAATAGCATTAACCTCTGAAGAATATACTCCAGAAGCGCAAGAAAAATTACTACAAAGAAGGCAAGAAGCATCAAAAACTGCCGCTGAATTGGAGAAAACGGCAGAATCAATGTTTCCTTACTTTGGAGTTAATGCTTCTGATGAATCTGTTTCAGCACAAATAGGAAGAGGAGTTGGAACATTTGCTGGCCTTGCTCCAGCAATGCTTACTGGACCTTTGGCATTGCCAATTATGGCTACTCAAGGCGCAAGCCAAGCATATGCCGAGGGATACAATGCAAAGGCAGAAGAACTTAAAAAGCAGGGTGTAGCTGATCAAGGTGAGATTGACAAAGAAGCCCATCAAGCAGGAAGTCAAGCCGCCGTGGGATCGGTTCCACAACTTGCGGCATATATGGTTGGTGGAGCATTAACAACCAAAGCTACTAGCGCATTGCTCAAAGGTTCTTCTCCTATTGTAAAGGGTCTTGTCGGTGGAACTGCCGCCGCTGGTGTTAATCTTGCAACGTCTGGTGGATTAAGGGTGGCGCAAGGAGGGAGTTTTGCCCCGACTATTGAAGAGTCTGTTCCAGATATTTTGTTTGGCGCAATTCATGGCGTGGGTTCATTTGCTCAAGCTAGGGCAGAAGCAAAAGCCAAGATTGATGCTTCTATTGGTGGGCCAGAACCAAAGGTAAAGCCTTCTGAAAACTCTGTGGTTAATGAGCGTGAAGATCAAATCCTTGCTGGTGCTGACGCTCAAGCATCTGTTCCAGAAGGAGTTGTTGCAGAGCCAACCACTACTGTTGCTGAAACTAAAGCATCCGAGACTGCTCCTGCTCCTGATTTGACTAACCTTATTTTAGATCAAACTCTCTATGATGAAGGATCTGCAGAATGGAATGCTATCCAAGCACAGATTGATGCCCTAAAGAAACCCGCTGGCGAGATTGCTCCTATAGAAGAAAAACCAGAACCTAAATGGTCTAATCAAGATAAACTTGATGATGAATCAAAAGCATATTGGGAAGAATATGATAGGTTAAATGCAGAAAAGAAAAGGACTATGGGAACCCCGGCCTTTAGAGAAGCAAGGGACGCATTTGAAGCACATTCTGATAGGAGAATGCAAGGTGGTGATTTGCGTGGTAAAATAATGGATCGTGGTTTTGATCTTAATAATTTTGAAGCAACCGCATGGGCTGATCCAAAATTGGGTTTAGATCAAAGAAATACAAATTCCCGTGTAAATCTTAAAGGTGCTTCTTATCTTAATGAATTTTATACTGATCCAAAAAATAGACAGAAATATCAAAAGGTTAAATTAGCAAATGGAGAAGAACATTGGATTGAGCCAGAAACACTACGAGAACATATAGATGAGCAGATGGGTAAGCCATCTGAAACAACCACTCCTGCTGGCAAGATAAAATCAGCTATGAGTGGCTTGAGTGGTGGAATTACAGATTCTTTATATAAATCTCTTTGGGATAAAGTTATAGCAGGAGAAGTAACTGAAGGTGGAAAGCCTAGTGCAATTTTGACTGCCGCAAAAAGGTTAAGAGAGCTTGGGGGATTAAATTCTATTAATGATTTCAAATCTTTTGTTAATGAATTTGTTTTGATTGGCGATCTTCCAAAAGAGCAAAGGCTTGATGCATTAAACCAATTAGCTGGAAAATATACCAAACCCGCTGAAGCCCCTGCTGAAGCACAACCTACACCAACAAATGCCATTCAAGTCACAAGCGCAACGGAAACTATGCTACGCCCTCAAGGCACAAGGCAAGGCGAAGTCGTGGAATTGTCAGGAGTGGGAGAGCAAAAGCCCGAAGTCCCTGCCGAAGAAGCTGAAGCCCCAAAAGAAGAAGTAGTTGTTCCATCTTCATTGGAGGAAGCAAAAACTCCAGAAGAGGTAGATGCTTATGTAAAAGCCGAAAGACAAAGGTTTTCACAAATGCTTCCAATTAATACTTCTAACGAATCTATTAATATTAGAAATAGAGTAAATTTAGGAAAAAGAAGTAAGGCTTTAGGAATGGAGGCCGCCGCAAGAAAGCGTCAGATTACTGGAAATCTTACTGCTAAAGAAGCCGCCGCCAAAGCCAAGAAGGAGGCATCTAATTATGTAGGAAAGCCTGTTTCCGTGGATGGTAAAAACGGAACTGTTATTGGAAATCCGTTTGGCAGGGTAAAGGTTCGTTTCTCTGATGGAACAGAGACAACTTATCTGCCAGAAAAGATTGAAGCTCCTGTTGAAGTAAAGGCTGAAACTCCAACAGAAATATCTCCAACGGAACCAGTAAAGCCAGAAGAAGTAAAATCTACACTTTCAGAACAAACACAAAACGAATTTATTGACTTTGCAAGGAAGCAAGGTGGTCTAACCAAGGCTCAAGCACAGAAAGCACTTGCTGAATACGAAAAGGCTGGAAACATCACCATTGGTGATAATGGTGAGATGCTATTCACCAAGCCAGAAAATTCTACCCGTGAATCTTTGCGAAAAGCCGCAGGGATTGAAGAAGCTCCAACCGCATCAAAGTCACAACCTATTCGTGATTTATTGCGCCGATTCCAAAGCGGAGAAGAAGATTCCATTGATACCCTAAAAGGATTGGCAGATGCCGTTAGCGATCTTGCAAGGAGAACCAAAAACAAACGCCTTACTGATCTTTCTTCAGAACTTGATAAGACAGTTGGTGTGGGTGCTGAAATAGAAGATGCTGAAAAACTTGTAGAGAGATCACTTGCGGCAATGGAGGATGAGGCGATTATGATTGATTCTCCAAAGAAGGGGAAACAACCCACTCGCCAAAAGAGAACAAAAAAAGACAAAGCTAGAGAAGTCTTTGGAAATGCCGTTGAGAGTTTAAGCCAAGTTCTTGAAAGCAAGATCCTTGATCCAATCCAATACAAAAGGATGGTAAGGTCGGGAATGATTGAGGGCGGTGGAGAATATGATTTCTTCTATAACCATAAATTCCCCAAGAAAGTTCGTGAACTAATCTTCTCCAAGACGGGAGAAAGGATTGATGTTGTTAGCGACAATATGGGCTTTAAAGACCCAACAGAATTGCTTACTGCAATTGATGATGCCTATCGTTCAGCGGAAAGAGTAAATGAACAAACAAAGGCATTAGAGAAACAGCAAGCGGATATAGAAGAAAATTTCCGCAAAATGGCTGAACTGGAGAAAACAGATCCAGAAGCTTATGCTGGCGCAGTTGAAGAAGAGGTTCGCACTTATTTAAGAAACCAACTCCGTAGAGAAGGTGGATATACTGAATTGCCTCAAATCATTTATGATGCCGCTGTTTCCGTAGGTCGTTCCGTAGCAAAAGCCGCCCGTGATTTCAAGTCGTGGTCTGGTGAAATGGTTTCACGCCTTGGTGATGGAGTTAAAGGTTATCTGCGTCAGATTTGGGGTTCCATCAAAGGAAGCTGGAACAAAGACATTGGAGGAGGATTTGATACTGGAGGAAGATCCAAAGAGAGGGCAATGGGGGAAGCTGAACGATATGGCCCTAAAGCCCCTACAGAACAAGAAGCACTTGCAAAGAAAGCCGCCGATGCCATCTTAAAGGGAACTAAAAGACCCATCACGGAAGAAGAGATGGGCAGAGTCCTAGCTAAGAAATTCCCCGGCATAAGTCCTGCTGAAGTTGCTGATCTCTACGCTACGGCATCTGGCAAGCCAAAACCTCCTGCTCCATATGCTGGTGGTGTTGAAACTTTTACTGAAACTCCAGAACAGATTTCTATCAGAAGGAAAGATCAAGCGGATCAAGTAAGGCAAGGAATCCTTACATCCTCTGTTCCTGCTGGAGAGGGAACATCTAGGGCTGAAATTCTTGACCAAGGTAATGCAAATTTAATGAATGGAGATGATCCATTTATTGCTCTAGAAAAAGCCAAACAAGGCGATTTTAATTCTCTTACAACCGCCAAAGCATATTCACAAGCATTAGCAAAAAAAGTTAGTGATGCATTAAAAAAGTTTGGCCCTAATTCTCCAGAATACAAAGAATTGGCTAAACAATATCAAGATTACTATGAGGGAATCCGTGAAGCTGGAACTGTTGCTTCTGATATTTTAAGGACATTTCAAGGGCAAACTGATCTTTCCAATGCCGCCGATATTGCACGAGAATATACCAAAATTACAGGAGAAGAGCCTACGCTTTCTCAACATGAGCAGATTAGAAAGGTTGCTGATAAAGTAGATAAAACTATCAAGGAATCAGATAAAGCTAGTGATGATCACAAAGCGGCAATGGACGAAGGACTTTCTGAAGTGGAAGTTCAAACTCCTACGTCTGTTGAGGAGGCTCGCCAGCAAGTAGCCGATCTTTCGGATGCACAGGGAAAGAAGGCAAAAGATGAGATTGATCGTCTTAATAATGAGCTAGAGCAAACCAAGAGGGATCTTGAAGAAGCAAGGCAAGCAAAATCTACTGGTCAAGATGCTCAATCTCTCAAGGTTTATTATGAGGCAAAGCTAAAAGATTTACAGGGACAGCTTGCGTCTCAACCTAAATACGGCAAACAAGTTTTTGAACAAGCCAGAAAAATTGTAGATAAATTAGAAAAAAGGGCTGAAGAAGCAGATAAAAGGCTTAAAAAGAAACTTGCTCAATTTGGGTCATTTCCTGATGTCACCATTGTTAAAGATGTTGCTGAAATCATGGCGGCACATATTGCTAGAAGTGGTTTGGAATTTGCGGAATCTTCTGCTTTGGTTCTTGAAAAATATGGCCCAAAGATCAGGCCTTTATTAAAAGATGCTTGGGCAATGGCAGATAAGATAGCAAAGGGAGAGGGCGTTGATAAAACAACTTTTAAAAAAGCAAGACAAGCCAAAGCAAAGCCTGTAGATAAGATGACTCCTGCGGAGAAAGCCGCTGAATCTCTACGCAAGCGTATTGCTCAAGCTGAAAAGAAGATTAACGATCTAAATAGTGGTAAAATAACAACCCCTAAAGAGGTTGAGAAGGTTACTAATGATGAAATCAAACGCCTTGAGGATGAATATAACCAAAAGAAAAAAGAACTTGCTGATGCTCGTTTAAAATCAAAACAAAGAGAATTATTTGAGAAAGAAAAGGTTGGTGAAGATTTAAATCCAGAACAAGTAAAGACTCTTTGGGAATCCGCAAAAAGATTCTATTTGGATAAAGGAGAAAGCGATTACGACAAGATGATTTCAGACTTGGCTAGTGATTTCGGAATCACTCCACAGCAAGTCCGAAAGGCATTTGGAACTCCAAAGGGAGCAAAAAGGGCTTCAGATGAGATGTATCTAAAGCAACGCAATAGGCAAATGGCATTAGATGAAGCAAAACGCTGGCTTGATAATCAAAAGGCAAGCTGGATTGGCAGGGTATTTGGAGCCGCCGCCGAAAAGACATTCAAACTTGCTATCTTTGGTCATGGAACTGCATTCATTGGAACTCACGCACCTCAAGTTCTTTATACAAATCCAAAACTTGCATTTAAAGCATGGCTGAAAGGTTTATCTTATAGCTTTACTGGCAAAAATGGTCGCATCCAAAACATCGTAGATAATAAAGATTTAATTAATCGCCCAAGCTGGATCGTTGCACGAAAGGGGGGGCTTGAGAATGATCCTAGAGAGATAAGAAGAGAGGGGGCAACTCCTGCAAGGAGTGATTCAACTCTTGCTAAAGCATTGGATACAATTAGTGGTGGTCGTGGATTTGATGCTCTTTTCCATTTGCGTCAAGATATGTTTGACCAAGCGTGGAATCAATTAAGCGTTACAATGAGAACGCCCGAAATGGCAGAGATGTTTGCTAATTCAATTAACAATGCAACTGGATTTACAAAAGGCGGTAAGGGAACCGCTGGTATTCTTCAAAGCCCTATTACTAAAGTTCTTTTCTTTGCCCCTAAACTTATTGCAAGTCGTTTCAAGTGGTTGATTCAAGACCCTGCTAGGATGCTTAATACTTTTGGGAAAATGGCTAATCCATTCCTTAAAGTATCTCCAGAGGAAAGGATGAGTGCTATCTATGAAGCAAAGAACAAAGCAAAGTTCTTGAGTGTAATGACAGGAACCTTGTTAGCAAATCAAGCATTGCTATCGGTTACGGGAAGCAATCAAAGCGTAAACTTCCTTGATCCAAAGAAGCGTGATTGGCTTGCTTACAAGGGATTTGGTTATGAACTAGCAACAATTGGTGCTTTTACAAGAATTATAAGATTGATTGCACAAGAGTATAATGCCGTATTTGGTGAGCTATCCAGATGGCAGAAAGCAAAAGGTGGAAGGGAGCAAGCAATGAAAGATGCACTTTATACTTATTTGAGAAGTGGATTAAGCCCAATTACCCGTGATATTATTGTAGTATCTACTGGTAAAGATTATGTTGGCAATACTGCTCCTTGGTCAAAAGAGCAACCTGATCGTGGGCGCAGGAAACTTACTTGGCGTGAAATAATCCAAGAGCAATTTGCTCCTATTCCAATATCTGAAGCGGCAACTCAAAAGGAAGGACTTCCTGCTTCTCTCAAATCTGGATCTGCCGCATTTTTGGGAACAAGGCTTGATACTCCTGCTGATATTGAAGAATATGAAAAATCATTGCAATCAAGAGCAAAAAAATCTAAAGGGCTTGGAGGAATTAAAGGGCTGAAGGGATTTGGTAAAGGTCTATAATTTCCACTTGCCATCCGTCTTTAAATCGGATTGATTGAAGGCTTAACCAACCACGCTATGTCTAAATACAAACTACCTACTGCGTTTGCCGTCCACTTTGAGGATGATCCTATTCTCAAGCAACTCAAGGAAGATGGTGAGGAAAACAATCGACCTATGGTGAGTCTGTTTCAAGCCGCAACCGCTTACTTGCTTGATTCACGACGCTATCTATTCATTGAACTTGGAAGGTATATCCAACAATACGGACAGCTTCCCCCACTAGAAGAATATGCAAACGAGCCAGCAACCACAGAAGCAGAAGAGGAAGTACCAAAGAAAGAGGGATTTGAACTTAAAGTCCTCCCCCCTGCCACAGAGCAACCAAGAGTTAAATTTACCAAGACCTATGGAGAAGACATCCAAAGTTGAGGCATGGTGTGCCATCATTAATGGGTTTGCGGCAAGCGGTGAACTTTCTCCAGAAGAACTAATGGAGAAGGGTGGCGACATTCGTGTTCGCACGTTGGCAGTTCATGCCGCAAACCTTGTTAATCATTTCCATTCCGAATTTGTAAAGGCGAATGGCGAAAACATTCCTTAATCTAGGTCGGTATGGTGATGTAATTGCCTTGCTTCCTGTTCTCAAAAAAGAGAACGATGATAGTGGTGAGAAGCCAAGGTTGATTATATCCAAGGATTACTGCGACATTCTGGATGGTGTATCCTATGTAGATCCTGTGATTTACGATGGGACTTTTGATGATATTTCTGGTGCGCTCAAATTTGCCAAAGGAATTTATGAAGGCGTAATCACAAGTCAAGTTGTCGGGATTCCTGATGTAGTGGTAAGTCAAGTTTACGGACAGAACCATACCCCCAAGATTATCTGTGACAGCTTCCAACAGGATTTGTGGAGGCTTGCTGACAGGTTGGATCTATGGCCCAAGCAACCCCCATTGGTGTTTGACAAAAGGAGCAAAAAGCGAGAAGCAAAACTTATCAAGTATATCCCTACCCATAAACCTTGGGTTGTAATAAGTGCAGGAGGGTTTTCCTCTCCGTTCCCATATCGGGAACTTCTAATGGAGATAGTAACTCATTGCTTGAGGGATTTTCACATTGTTGATCTAGCCAAGGTCAAGGCAGAAAAGTTCTTTGATCTACTCGGAATCATGGATCATCCGAATACTGCGGCAATGATCCTGACTGATAGTGGCCCATTACACCTCTCATATGCCACAAAAAAGC